CGCCAACGTGCCGGCGCTGCTGACCACCTGCATCAAGCTGCTCGTGGCGCACTGGTACGAAAACCGCTCTGCGGTTCAGCCAGGTGCAGGTAGCGAAGTGCCTTTGGCAGTTGATTCAATCCTGAAGATTTACTCGGTAGGTGACTACCAGTGATTATCGGCGAGCTGAGGCATCGGCTAGAGCTACAGTCGGCAAACGACAGCACCGACAGCTACGGCCAGCCCACTCGCACTTGGGCAACCTACGCCACTGTATGGGGCAAGGTGATGCCGGTGACTGCGACCGAGAGCCAGCTAGCCAATCAGCAACAGGCCGACATCACGCACCGCGTGACCATTCGTCACCGAGCCGATGTGACTGCCGAGCACCGCATTCTGTTTGGTAGCCGCGAGCTCAATGTTCGTGGTGTGCGTGATCTTGAGGAGCGAGGGATTTCGCTGGAGATTGATGCCGAGGAAAATGCGTAATGGCTAGCAGTCGCGACCTTCGCTTAAACCTTGCAGGAGCAGTTGACCTCATAGATGCGCTGCAAGTTGCGGGCAAGAAGATCAAGCCTGCATTGCGTCGCGTAGCCAGAGCGTGCACTACGCCAATCCTTCGCACCGCTCGTACGCTGGTGCCAGCCAAGCGTAAGCGCATTTTGTACCAGGGCAAAAAGGTTTTTCGTTACGGCACAACTGGGCAGCTTAAGAAGAGCCTTGGCTACCGTGTAACAACATCTAAAAAAACAGGCGCAGTTTACGCAATCATTGGTCCGCGCCGCAAGTTTAAGATCATGGCATTTAAGACTTATCACAAGCCAAAACGAAGCGTTGCCGCGCAGCGCAATGTGATGGTGCCTGTCAATCCAACCAATTACAGCCACCTGATTGAAAATGGATTTACGGCTAAGCTTTGGCGCTCTGGCAAGCTACGGCCTGTTGCTGGCAAGCCATTTTTAAAGCCAGCACTAAATGCCAATAGATCACAATGCGAAGACATTACAGCACGGATTTTGAGTGAAGAGCTGCAAAAGGCGATGGCCAAAAGGACTGCCACAGTATGAGCGTACTCGGTCAGGCTGTGCGCACCTACTTGGCCGCTTACGCCAACTACGCCACCTATTTACCTGGCGGAATATCACCAGACCAGACCGGCCAGGGCAACACTAGCCAGCCTTATGCGGTTTACCAGTCTGTTAGCAGGCAACGACAAAGGACCACTGGCGGTTCCGTGGTGGCAACTACTGAGCGAGTACAAGTTACAGTTGTCGGCGAGACGCGCAGTAGCTCGCAGGCTACAGCTAATTGGATAGCGTCTGCCATTGCCGCAACACCAAGCCGGCAGACTATTGGCAGCTTGTTTGTCCATCAATGGTTGGTTGAGGAAGAAGCAAGTTCCAATGAACTTTATCAAGACGGATCGGACGAGTCAGCTCGCATAATCTCTATTGAGATTATCGGCACATACACGGAATGAGGAGCAAGACATGGCTGTAGTACTACCACTAGGAACGATTGCGACACTTACGCCAGCAACTGGCACTGCGATTGTCCTAAATTGCATCAGCATTACCGGCACTACTCGATCAGTTGCCATGGCTGAAATTACGGCTTTGTCTGACTACACGTTGAAGCGCCTGCCTAGCCGCGTTGATCCAGGCACTGTGACTTTCGAGGTTTACCTCGAAGACACAGCTACTGCCACCAACACACTGAAAACGCTGCGCGATTGGCAAGCGACTGTCACTGGGTCGAGCATCGGCTACAACAGCGTCACGTTGAGTATCAATTTCCCTGGCTCAACCATCGATGCGCTGATCAGCTACCAAGGCTACATCAGCGGTATTACTGAGCCAACTGTTGGCGCAAGTGATGAAGCGTTGCGCTTTTCAGTAACGTTGCAAGTAACTGCTGTCTAACGGAGAACTTGAATGGGCTTAAATAGGGACGAGATTCTCGGCAAACGCCGAGGCAAAGTTGAAGAACTAAAGGTGCCTGAGTGGGGTGGCACCGTGTTTCTGCGAGAGATTACGGCCAGCGAAAGAGACGCATTCGAGGCTTCATCTCTTGATAAAAAAGGCAGCGCCAAGATGGTCAACATCCGCGCCAGGCTGGCAGTGCTGACCTTGTCAGACAGCACTGGTCTACGAATGTTTGCCGATTCTGATGTGGCCGCACTTGGCGAGTTGCCTGCCTCGGCAATGGATCGCATTTTTGAAGCGTCCATGCGTATTAACCGGCTTAGTAAATCCGATGTGGATGAGCTGGAAAAAAACTCCGAGAACCAGGCGGAAGCACCCGCCGCCTGATGTTTGCCTTAGCCGGCCACCTTGGCATGACGGTGGCTGAGCTGGGTGATCGGTTGACCAGTTCTGAATTGTCTGAATGGATCGCCCTGCTTGCTGTTGAGCCATGGGGACCATATCGGCAGGATTTATTGAATGCCATTTCCTGCTATGCCAGCGCAGCGCCATGGTGCAAAAACACCAAGGTGAGTGATTGGATTCCTTGTTTTTCCAAGCATGAGCCTGACCGTGATTCCATTTTGACATACTTGAAAGCCACGGGGGCAAGCATCCATGGCGACAATCAGTAAATTAGCGATTAACCTTGGATGGAATGGCCAGCAGGCTGAAGACGGATTATCTAGAACAGCTAAGAAAACAAGTGAGGCTGGCAAAAAAGCCGACGAAGCTGGTTCGGCATTTGGCAGGCTGGCACAGGCACTGAAGGGTGCCAATGATGTTAAGTCTGGTTTCGACATGCTGCGAGGTGTTACGCAGTTTTTCATAGGCACGCCAATCGCCGCTGTTGGTTCGATGATGAAGCTTGGCGGCGAATTGGAAACGATGCAAATTAAGATGGGCCTACTGGCAGGCAGCTTCGATAAAGGAGCTGAAAGCCTAGAAAATCTACGCCAGATTACTCGCGATATGGGTGTGCCTCTTGATGAGGTTGTTGGCGGATTTCAGCAGCTCACAGCGGCTGGAGTGGATACTGGCAGCGCTGAAAAACTGATGCGAACATTTGCCGAGGTTTCGCCACTGTTGGGCCAAGGTGGCTTGGGGCAGTTGGCTGGCGGCATCAGCCAGATGGCAAAATCAGGGATTGCCGAGGCTGCCACGCTGCAACAAATGCAGTCAAGCGGCCTGAAAGTTTATGAGGCTTTGGCTGTGAGGCTAAGCAATGTAACCGGCCAGTTCCACTCGGTTGAAGATGCCATCAATGCGGTTAACAACAAAACCGTGCAAGCCAGCACAGCAGTGCTAGCAATGCAGGATGCTGTCAAAACACCAGAAGCAATCGAGGCAGCGCAGAGGCTGTTTAACAGTTTCGATGGTCAGCTAACCCGTTTGCAGCAAGGTGTGATTGAACTGTTTAGAGACATCGGTAAAGGATTGATCGACGGCTTAAACATTCCTGAATTTCTGGCAAGTCTTCGCGGTGTGATTGAATCGATTGCCATCATAGTCAGGGAATTACTGTCAAACCTTATGGCGATTATGGGGCCAGATGGCAAAGGTAACCAAATCGAAGAAAACTTTAAAAATGCCAGAGATTTTGCTTTTCAGATGGCTGAAAGGTTGGCTACTTCTGGCAACGACTTGATCACTAATTTTGACAAGATGATCTCCCATATCAAGGAAACATTTGAAAACATCAAGGCGTTTTTTGAATCTCCAACCGACATGGAAGCTCAGAAGAATCGCCAGCACTTTAACCGATTTGTCGGCAATAGGGAAAGAACAGATGCTGAAATAGCTGGGCAGTCACGCGCTTTGGATATTGCCAATTTCTTTGCTGGCGTTGAAAACAATGCTAAAGGCCTAGACAAAAATCGAGCCATGGATTTTGCAGCGCCAAAGGAGCGCGGTGGCGCGTTTGATCCAATAAGGATTAAGCAAAAGGAGATGGCTAGTACATCTGATTTCACAGTGCAAAAACTGCAGGCAGGTAGCACAGCAGCAGTTGAGGCTATGGTGCGTAACCAGCTTGGCGGCGGCAAAGAACCTCAGCAGGAAATATTGCAAGAGGCCAAAGAACAAACTCGCCAAGGCGCAGAAATGCTAGCGCTTTTGGCTGGTATCAAACTACCCGGCACAGTTCAGGTAGGCATCTGAGGTAACCAATGGCCTACACGCTATTCAGAGAAGTCATTGAAGGCCGAAGCGGCAGCGTTGATCAGCGCTACCAGCGAGCCTACAAACGCGTTTTTCTGGTCAAAACCGACTCGGCTGGCTACGGTCCCTACTATGCCGGCAGCCATCCAAGCCTGCCGCTGGTGTGGTCGGTCCATCCTGAAGATGCTTTGGCCTACTGCGTTGGTTTTTCGGTTGACCAGGACCAGAACGATGGCACTCTGTGGCGTGTCACAGCTAACTACGCCTACAACGCCGACACATTCCAAGGCGGTGGCACTGGCACTGGTGCGACCGGCAACCCTGCGATTGACACACAGCAGCAAGGCCAAGCGCCTGCGGACCGCGTGCAGTCGCCACTATCAAGGCCGAGAGATTACCAAATCTCAACTGTCGCCTACCCAGAAGCGCTGCGTGGGGATGTGGACGGTAACGCAATTCTCAACAGCGCCTATGATCCGTTTCTGCCAGCTAGCGAAATCCAGAAGTTCGGCGCTCAAATCACCATCGGCCTGAATGCATCCACTCCGCCATCTGAAGCTTGGATGAGTGCAGTCGGCAAACTAAACGCCACCACGCTGACCATCACGCCACCCGGATCAACTATTTCGCTTGCTGCCAAAACAACCAGGCTAAACAGCCTGAACGCTCAGGCGGTTTACGAAAACGGCTTGGCGTACTGGCGTTGGACCTTGGCTTTTGAGTTCCGGCCAAGCACTACCACCTACACCAGCGGTTGGGTGCAGCTGGGTGCCAGTTGGCCAGTGCTCGGTTGGAAGCTGGTATTGCTCGATGCCGGCAAACGCCGATGGGATGGCACGCGTTACACAGCGTTCACCGATCCGCCTGGGCAACAGCCTGTCACTCAAGCTGTGTTGATGGACGGCAGCACCAACAGGCTGGACGCCAACACCAAGCCGTACTACAAGGCGTGGGACATCTACCGCACTATTACCTTCCCGAGTCCGCTTTAATGGCTGGCTATTCGCTAGAGCTGGAAACCATCAAGCGCCTTGGCAAAATGCTTAAGGCGTTTGAAGGCGGCGGGATGGCTCCAACATTCCGCGAGCATCTCACCGAGCAGTACGAGGTGCAGGGCGTTGCTGTGCGGGTGGTGCAAGTGACAGGTGCCAAGCAATCAGATGGCACCTATCCGGCCAAACTACTTGGCAGAAACAGCGAGGCCTACAGTTCGACTTGGTCAGACTATGAGATCGTCAGCGTCATCGAGCCAAACAACGCCACACTAACCAACGGCAACAAATACGTTGCGCTCTGCGTAGGCTGGTATGCCGGCAGTGGTTCTGGTTCCGGTTCCGGTTCCGGTTCTGGTTCCGGATCTGGCAGCGCTGCTGGTCTGTGGGTGGTGGCTGGTAGTGTGCCGGG